TCTAATGATATTTGTACAATTTCACTTAAAAATGAGATTGTGCCAACTGTAGAAGATTGGGATGCATTGCACCAGCACGTAACAGACACAGGTCAGTTTGAGCTTTTGCAAAAACGTGTGTCTGCAACGGCTTACAGAGAACTTATAGCAACTGGTACTGATGTACCTGGTGTTAAAAGTACGGAGTTGACCAGAATTAATTTCAGGTCAGCATAATATTAATTTAGATAAAAAGGAGAAAGTTCAATGTCTAATGATATAAGTATAGTAACGAGCACCATGCCAGCTCATGTAAAGAATGGCACAAATCTGGGTAATGAAAACATTAACTCAGAGCATTTATCTACGCCACGTTTGAAACAGCTGCAGCAGTTATCAAACGAAGTAGATGAAAACCATAGCGAGTATATTGAAGGCGCTAAAGTAGGTGACTTCATTAATACTGTAACTAAAGAAAACTACGGTAAAGAACTTTATCTAGTCAACGTACACTTCAAAGAAGAATTTGTAGTGTGGAAACAATTAGAAAAAGGTGGTGGTCTTGCAGGGACTTTTAACTCTCAAGCAGAAGCACTACAACATTTAGAAGATGAAGGTCTTAAAGTAGAGGACTATGATATAAACAGAACTCAAACTCATACACTATTAAAAGTAGATGAGAAAACAGGAGATATATCAGATATACCTTTCTTATTTGACTGTTCAATCTCTAAGCTAAAAGTTTCTAGAGAATGGAACACACAAATTGCTAAGTTAGGGGGCGATAGATTTTCTTCTTTATGGAAAATGTCTTCCGTGCAAACAGCTAACAAAGCTGGACAACGGTTCATGAACATTTCTGTTTCCAACGTTGGTTGGTTAAAAGAAGAAACTTACGAAATTGCAAAAGGTTTTTACAACAAAACATTTGCTAAATCCTAGGTAAGTGTTCGTACGGGTGCGACATAAAGTGTCGCATCCAAGTACGTATGCTATACTCAAGATGTGCGTGAAAAGGAGTTCATAAATAAGGTCCACAGAAAACTGCCTAAAGAAATTTATAGGTGGAAGATTAATGATCCTTACCACGGAGGTGTATCAGACACTTACTACTCAGGTCCCAGCAATCATTGTTGGGTCGAATATAAGTACAAAGAAGACTTGCCTGCAAAGCTTAACTCAAAAATAAAAATTAACTTATCTGAGCAACAACGCATTTGGCTTACTCGCCAGAAAGAACATGGCGTCTTCACGTACGTAGTTTTTGCATCTGGAGATCTTGTGTACATCATCGAAGACTTTACACTTACACACATCACACTAGAACAATTTCAAAAACAAGCTATATCTTTTACAATGTTTGTAAAAGGATTAACACATTTTTGTTTAGGAGAAACAAATGACTGATTATGTAAACTCACCTCCGCATTACAACACAGGAAACGTGGAATGTATTGTGGCAATTGAAGAAAGTATGACCTCTGAAGCCTTCAAGGGTTATCTTAAAGGTAACATTCAAAAATATATGTGGCGTTACGAAGCCAAAAAAGGACTACAAGATGTCTTAAAAGCCGAATGGTACCTAAAAAGACTGATTAAAACACTCGAAAAAGAAGAAAACGCACAGGACGCACGCACAAGCCCGCCAGACGATTTCATATAGTTTTGGACCTAAAGCCTTAGGTACCCTAACAAAATGCGTTAAACGCGATTCTGTGAGGTCATTTTTTCTGAGATTTGCTATTTCTGGCGAAAGAACGGTTTTTTGACCTGTCTTGCAAAGTAATATTGCCTGGAGAGTTATTTTCTGGATTTCCATCCCTATGGTGTACATCAACACGACTACCTTTTCTAACTCTACCACTACTTAATAACTCTCTGCGTATTTTATTTCGTGCCGCACGACGTTTCTTTTGCTCAGGTGACTTATGATATCGTTCGTATTCTAATTTATAATTTCTTGGCATTTATATAGTATACACTTTCAAAGGTTTTGCTTTACCTTTTACTTTAATGGGGGCTAGTAGTGTCAGATCATAAGGCATTAACTTTTTAGCAGTAGACTCACCAATTAATATATCTACTCCAGCTTCTTTCGTTGCACTCTCTAATCGTGCGGCCGTATTCACAGCATCTCCTATTGCTGAATAGTCAAATCTGTTATCCGAGCCCATGTTACCTATAACTGCTTCTCCTGTATTAACACCTATACCTATAGCAATTGGTTCGGGCAATTCTTTTTGCAGCATGCGCATAGCCGTACGCATATCTTGGGCACAGGCGACGGCACGTTTTTCATGTCCATCTATACATAGGGGGGCATTGAATATGGCCATGCATGCGTCGCCTATAAACTTGTCAACCATACCGCCATGAGCCTGGATGCATGTAACTTGTGCGGTAAGAACTTTGTTCATTATTTCTGTTACTTCTTCAGGAGATAACTTTTCGGACAGATTCGTGAACCCTCTGACGTCTGTGAACAAGAATGTACATGTGCGTTTTTCTCCGCCTAACTGTAATAAATCAGGGTTGTTTTGCAATCGTGCAACTTGTTTAGGATCTAGGTAGTGTTCAAACTGTTTTTTTATCAATTGTCTAAGTTTAAATTGTTCGTTAAAGCGTAAATAAAATTCTTGAATAGATATAAGTATAGCTGATAATATACTATAAGTTACATCTATAAGTATATTAGATGCAATTAAATACCAACCACCGACCGCGGTTAACGATACGAGGCCCACGGTCCCTACTAAAGTCCCGACGAGCCCTAATGTACGTATTATAACTATGGCTAATGTTAGTACCGTAACTAATATAATTAATTCATATAATAGAGCGTTGCCTGGTATAGCTGGTACATCCATTGTCATACTCTCAGCTAGTGCAGCTTGTATCTCATGTGGGTACAATAATCCAACTGGCGTAGCTATTTGGGGCATGACACCTTTTGCACTCACACCTACAAACACAAACTTATCTCGTACATCCATCTCTTCCAGGCTTGTGCTTGGCGTATCAACCCAAGATACCCAACGCCGGCCAATGCTATCTACAGGTATTTGTGCGTAGTTAGGTACAGTTAGTTCTTCGATCTGCCCTTGCTGCCCTTTAATTATGTACGTATCTGCGCCACCAATCATTTTCATTACTTGTATACCAAAAGACGGCGTCCAACCATCAGGTGTCTGTAACAATAAAGGTAAACGTCTTACTAAGTTATCTACATCAGTTCGTGCAACTGCCAGCCCCTGGTAAGCTGACTCTGCTAGCACGGGTACATTTCCAATAACACCTTGGGCTTCTATAGCTTGTATAGGTATGCCGTCTCCTAATATAACTGTGCCTGTAGTTGGTGCGTAAGAAGCCCCACCTTCAAAAGTAGCAATAACACTGGCGCCTTGTAGCAAAGCATCTGCAAACGCTTGATCCCCACCAAATCTGTCTGCTTGTGGAAAAGCAACAACCCAACCTACACCTAAAGCTCCTGCTTCTAACAAATCTAAATGAATACGTGCCAAGTCCTGGCGCGGGTACGGCCACCCACCTGCAGCTGCTACATCTTCTTCTGTTATATCTAAGGTTACAAACCAGCCAGATGGATCTTGTTTTTGTACGAGAGCATCAAATGTTTTTAATTTAAGTATTTCTATTGCCTGCCAATTAAACAGCAGTGGTATAGCTAGTATTGGTATTGCTAGTAACGAAATCCATTTCTTCATCCTGACCCCTGTGTAATTGTTATAGTAGAATTGCCTCCACCGTTTACTACAATCTGTTGGTATTTACCATCCTGTATTAATATAATAGTGTACCCCTGCGAAGCATCTACGGTCAACTGAGCGTTTTGCGTTATCTTTCTTTGAAAAGCAATCTGCTCACCTTGAAGTAATGTAATTATTTGTGTTTCTAAATCCTGACCAATTTCTGTACCTTGAACCAGTGTGCCTGTGGATAAGTTATCTGAGCTTAACTGATCTACTTCTTCTATAATTGTTAATAAGTCTTCAAAGAAGTTTACATCTAAAAAATTTATATCTAATTCTGTGAACTCTAAAGCATCTTCAGCTAAATAATCTTGTTCTAATTCATTAAACTCTAAGTAATCTATATCCAATAGAGCGCCACTATCTGCTACGTACGCTGTGGATTGTTCTGTGGATAAGTTTTCTTCATCCGGAGGAGCAACAATTAACATGTTGTCTATAACATCTAGTGTTAGGTCTAATATAACAGGACTACTAGGTGAGTTTTCCCACACATCTACGGTTGTTGCTTCGTACGGTTTGTTAAGCGTAACAGTACCAGCTGCAGTTGTAACAAGTATTTCACCACTAGATAAACCATTAACATCAGGTAATAAAATAATAAGCGAACGTCCAAGTTCATCCACAGTACACGTAAAGTCGGTTCCGCGAATAGCAATGTCAGCCGTAGGTGTAGATAGTTTAATATTTTTTTTATCAATTTTGCCTAGTTTGCTACTGATAAATCTAGCCGTACCATTAGCAAACTTCATTGCCATCTTGCCTTTGGATGGGTCTGGGTCGTAGATATATTCAGTAATAACGAGCTTTGAGTGCTCGGTTAGTTTAACAATAGAATCATCTAAAAAGGTAATAGCCATCCTACCAACAGTCGTACGAACATCGTCCATCTGTTGGATAGGAAAATCGAGCTCAGCCCCGTAAGGCTGATCTCTTATAACTTCAGCAGTACCTGTAAGCTCTGATATATCTCCAATACTAGCAACTGGTGCTTGTGCCGCCGTCATTCTGAATGACGCACACAGTACCACTACCGCTAGTAGAAATAATCTTAAGCCAATCGCTCGCCAATGTAGATGATTGTGTAATGTTATAAGTTCTGCCATTGCCTGTCTGATCTAAGTAAAAATAACCACTTTGATAGCCACTACCACTAAAGTTTACAGTGTTAGAGTCACCATCTATATCTACATATGATGTACCTAAATCATAGTTTATATCAAAGTCGAGTGTGTTAGAGTCGCCTTGAATAATCCAGTCTAGGTCAAGTGTAGAAGCAAGAGCAGTTGTACCTATGTCCAGAGTAAAGTCATTACTTGAACCTGTTACATCTACATTGAAGTCACCGTTGTCTGCACCATAAGTGTCAGTCGGGTCTACTTGTATGGTAAAGTCATTGCTGTCTCCATCAAATTCAAAAAACGCTGTGATGTTATCACCTAAGATATCACCAAGAAATTTATTCGAATTACCTATTTGGTTTATATCTAAAGTTAGATTTATACCATCAAGATCAAGAGGAGTCATAGTACCTGATACAGCATTGAGACCACCAATAAGGTTAGTTGAACCTAATTGTTCAACATCTATATTAGCGTTGTTCCCAGACTGATCAATGTACACTTCATTATCTGCATACAAAAAACCAACTAACAACAAGGGTAAGAGTTTTTTCATTTATAGCTCCAATATCCAGCTTGTTCACCCTCCGTGATAATTCCTAACACGGCGGTTTCTATAGCAGAGCGCAGAGCAAGGCTTCCTGACTCATTCCTAACTACACCACTTTCTATCTCGACTAGCTCAGTGCCATCTTCGATAAAGCGAAACACGTCGTCTGTTAATGATACACTAAGAATCGTCTTAGTCACTAATTTCTCAACTAGCACTTGACCACTACTAACTGATATCAGACGAAGCTGGATCGTCAATGCATCAGTTCTGTAGGCCTTAGATATACCAATACCTAAATAACGAGCTCCAGCACCGCCGCTAGTCTCGTTTGCTTCATAAGCAACAACAGAACCTTCTAATAATAAACCAGCAAACAATAAAGTTCCTAGTTGATTTTTATCGTTATTCTGTTCTCTGCCACTTCTTATGATTTGTCTTTCTTTTGTGAGGTTATCTATACCTATGCGTT